TCTAGGTACACAGGAGACACAGGTATTGCATGTTACTTGAAGTATAATCAAGAAACAGGTAGGCTATTTGAATACACTCCAGAGGAGCTAATAGATGAAACTAGTTTTTGATATAGAAACAGATGGCTTAGACGCTACAAAGGTATGGTGTATTGTAGCTAAAGAAGTAACTGATCGTTGTGTAGGTAAGATTTATACCTACGATCCTGATCATATTAACGAAGGCATTCAACTGCTACAACAAGCAGACGAACTAATAGGTCATAATATTATTGGGTTTGATATCCCAGTACTCGAAAGACTCTACAACATTAAGTTTACTAATAAGATGACTGATACCTTAGTTCTTTCTCGCCTTGCTAATCCAGTAAGGGAAGGAGGACATGCCTTAAAAGACTGGGGTTATAGTTTAAATTGCCATAAGCTTGAGCAGCCATTAGATTTTACTATTTACTCTGAGGATATGCTTAAGTATTGTGTAGGGGATGTTGAACTTAATGAAAAGGTTTATCATAAGGTGCTTGAATACTTGAGGGTATTTGGTTCAGAGGCTACTTTGATCGAACATCAAGTAACTAATATCTTACAAGAACAACAGATGTACGGCTTTAAGTTAGACCAGGAGAAAGCCATGCGTTTACTTATAGAGTTTAAGACTAGGATGTATGAGATAGAAGAAGAGGTTACTCAGACTTTTAAGCCTCGGTTGGTTGATGATAAACTCGTTGTGCCTCGGTTGAAGAATGATGGTTGCCTGTCTAAGGTAGGCTTAAGTAAGGCTGAGTACCAGCAATTAGTTAATTTAAATGCAGGAGCTGTTCCTAAACCTTTCAAGCGTCAGAAACTACAGGCTTTTAATCTTGGATCAAGAAAACAAATAGGAGAACATCTAAAAGAATTAGGATGGAAGCCGCGTAAGTTTACACCTACAGGGCAACCCATCATAGATGAAGGGACTCTTAAAAAGATTACTCACATTAAAGAAGCTAAGCTTATTGCTGACTTCCTTTTGTATCAGAAAAGAATTGGTCAGGTATCTTCCTGGATTGATTCACTAAAGGGTGATAGGGTTCATGGTAGAGTTTTATCTAATGGCGCAATCACTGGAAGGATGGCTCACTTTAAACCTAACATGGCTCAGGTCCCTAATGCAGGTAGTATATTTGGAAAGGAGTGTAGAGAGTGTTGGATAGTAGATGAAGGAAATAAGTTAGTAGGTATTGACGCAAGCGGGCTTGAGCTTCGCATGTTAGCTCACTTTATGAACGATAAGGAGTATTTAAATGAAGTTATCAATGGAGACATACACGCAGCTAATCAACGGCTTGCTAAACTTGAATCAAGAGATTCAGCAAAGACTTTCATCTATGCCCTCGTATACGGAGCAGGAGATGAAAAGCTTGGAGCAGTGGTTAACGGAACGCGAAAGGATGGTAAAGCACTTAGAAACACTTTCCTTACCAACCTACCATCACTTAAAGTTCTTACGGAACAAGTTAGAAGAGCAGCAAGCAGAGGATACCTCAAAGGTCTCGACAGAAGAAACATCTTTATAAGATCAGAACACGCTGCACTTAACACGTTGTTACAGGGCGGAGGTGCTATAGTTATGAAGAAAGCTTTATGTATCTTACACGAGAGTATAGCAAGAGAGAAACTAGACGCACATTTTGTAGCTAACATACATGATGAGTGGCAACTTGAGGTAGTGGAGAAACATGCTGATCAAGTAGGTAAGCTAGGTGTACAGGCTATAGAACAAGCAGCTATACATTTTAAACTACGATGTCCTTTAACAGGTGAGTACAAGATAGGAGATAACTGGGGTGAAACTCACTAGATATTTATCGAAGAATGAAGGTGGAAAGAAAGTCTCTGAAGGCTCGTCATCGAGTAGGAAAGGAGATCTTGCTGAGTACTATGCTGTGACTTGGTTGTGGGACAACGGATACGAAGTTTTTAAAAACTGTGGGTGTACAGGCGATATAGATTTAGTTGCTATAGACAATCAAGGTAACGTAAAATTTATAGATGTTAAGACAAGACAAGCTACGGGAGGTGGGGATAAGAGAACACTACAACAAAAAGAAAAAGATGTTAAACTTTTAGTATATAATCCTATTTCTAGGAAAATAAAATTCGTAAAACACAGAGGTAAAGAATAATGAGTAAGGATATTAATACACTAGTCTCTGATATCTATGAAAAGATATCCGTACTATCAGAGGGTAAGGCTATTGAAGTCTCTGAAAAAGAATTAGATAAGTTTGCCACCGCTATGAGGCAAGGATTAAAACATTGGCTTACGCCTCGTGCAAGAGATAGAGGTACGCTAAGGATGTCTAACATAGGCAAGCCTGATAGACAGCTGTGGTATGAGATAAACGCAACAAAAGAAAGTGAAGCTGTCGTTCCTTCTACACAGATTAAGTTTCTTTATGGTCACTTACTAGAAGAACTATTGTTATTTTTCTGTAACTTAGCAGGTCATGATGTTTCTGATGAACAGAAAGAAGTTGATTTGAGTGGTGTAAAAGGACACATGGACTGTAAAATAAACGGTGAAGTAGTTGATATTAAAACATCATCTAACTATGCGTTTAAGAAGTTTAAGTTAGGTACACTACCAGGCGATGATCCCTTCGGATACCTAGCACAACTATCTGGCTACGAGCAAGCAGAGAATACAAACAAGGGTGGGTTCTTAGTTATGAATAAGGAGACAGGTGAGCTTACTTTCTTCTGTCCCGATGAGCTGGATAAAATAAATGCTATGGAAAGAATTAAACATCTTAGAAAAGTTGTTAAGAAAAATAATCCTCCTAGTCGATGCTATGATCCAGTCAAAGAAGGACTTAGTGGTAACTATAAACTACCTACCCCGTGTAAGTACTGCGTACATAAGTTTGAGTGTCATGCTGACGCTAACGAGGGTAAAGGGTTACGTTTGTTTAGATACTCAAATGGATTAACTTATCTTACTCAAGTAGAGAAAGAGCCTAAAGTGGAAGAAGTAATTGCCTAGAAGATTCCCCCGTAAAGTTAGACCTAAAGAAAAAGATTTACCTAAAGGGTATGATAGTTCTTGGGAGGTTAAGTTACACACAACAATCTTAATTGATTGGGAGCATCACCATGATAATATTCCTTACATCGTTAATAAAAATTATGAGCCTGATTTCTACAAAGAGATTGATGGTAAGACTATCTTACTAGAAGCTAAGGGTAGGTTCTGGGACTACGAAGAATATAGTAAATATATATGGATAAGAAAAGCGTTGCCTGCTAATATGGAACTTGTATTTATATTCTACAAGCCACAAGCAGCTATGCCACAAGCTAAAGTAAGAAGAGACGGTACTAAGAGGAGCCACGCTGAGTGGGCTGAAACAAATAACTTCAGGTGGTTCTCAGAAAAAAATATCCCTAATGAATGGGTAACTAAAGATTAACTATACTTGTAGAAGAGGAGAGATCAATGAGTAAAAAGTATTTAAAAACACAATACCAAGAATTTATACACCTATCTAGATATGCTAGGTGGAATGAAGAAACAAACAGACGAGAGACATGGGAAGAAACGATTGCTCGCTACTTTAATTTCTTTGAGAAACACTTAAATAAAAACCATAACTATGACTTAGCTAATGATAGAACTAAACTAGAGGATGCTGTTCTTAATCTTCATGTCATGCCTAGTATGAGAGCATTAATGTCAGCAGGTCTCGCTCTTGAGAGAGATCATGTAGCTGGTTTTAACTGTAGTTATGTTGCGGTGGACACACCACGAGCCTTTGACGAAACCCTGTATATTTTAATGTGCGGTACGGGTGTAGGATTCAGTGTCGAAAGACAGTATATCAGCAACCTCCCTGATCTACCTGAGTCTCTATGCCCTACCGACACTGTTATAAACGTACCTGATTCTAAGATAGGATGGGCGCAGTCTTATAAAGAATTAATATCTTTACTCTACTCAGGACAGATTCCTAAGTGGGACCTATCTAAGATAAGACCATATGGTGCTAGGCTTAAAACTTTTGGTGGTCGTGCTAGTGGACCAGATCCTTTAGATGATCTCTTTAAGTTTACTATCCAAATGTTCC